TCACAGATTTATCTAAGTCAACTTCAGACTCCTGTATATATCTATTTAACAAAGATATTGTATCTTCTGATTCATCTGCTTCAAACTCTTCTCCTTCTGTAAAATCAAAGTTCTCAACAATCTTAAGTTCTGCCAGATTTGATGAGTAAAGTTTATCGATATACTTTTCAAATTGTTTTGGATCTGACTTCTTACGAACAATAACCTTGACTATCTTTTGATTATACTTTGTAATATCCAACATTTGATGTGGTGTATCTTCATAATATAAATTATGAAATAGTTGATATGGATTATTGACTGGCGTATGAACTAAAGTATCTGTATCAAATAAATGAAATCCACGTTTTCGATCATTCACATCATTCCAATACATTTCATATGGATTACCTAAGTAGAAAATATTATCTTTATTAGACCTCATATGATAATGTCCAGTAAACACTCTATCAAACTTATCAAAAACATTTGAATCCATACCATGTTCCATAAAATGTCCACGAGTTGCCATAAAACCATTCAGTTCTAGATGACCCATAACACATGGAGAATCACTATCATTAATTACCTGTAATGTTTTCTCTTCATTCTCAGAGTTAATCCAAGGCACTAATAAAAAATTTGTCTTATCAATTCTAACTTCCTCTGCTTCTGAATATATTTTTACGTTATCATATTCTCTTAAAAAGAGATTGACACCACTTAATTGATTTGTATTTTTATAATATGCTGTATGATTACCTACAATAGTATGAACAGTGATTCCTAGTTCTGCTAACCTATCATAGTAGTGATTCTTTGCCCATTCTAATGACACAAAATCCACACCTTTACGACTATCAAATGTATCACCCATGTCAACTATGGTTGTGATACCTTCTTTAATTAAAGTAGGAAAGAATATATCTTCGTAAAATTTTAAAAAGTAATCGTGAAATAATTTAGAATTTTTTCTCGCACCAAAATGTTGGTCTGTAATAATCGCTATCTTCATTTTTTAGTTGGGTCTGGTAATATAAAAGGTGGAGCATCGTTACAAGATGACTTTCCATATTTTTCATATTCTTTATATCCTGTCATCTTACCACTTGTTTTCATAAGTGCAGACATAAAAGATATAATAAGAAATACTACAGGAGCCCCAATGATAAGAGCCGCAGCGAAAATATAACCCACAATAAACTCAGGAATAGAATGATTGCCAAGAAATTCATGATTCTCCAATAAAAAATTAATCATTGATAATTCATCCTTGTTTGCACTGAGTCTTTAATTTGATTGTAATCAGAACTACTACCTGTCATGTCACCATCAACAGTAAAGACTTCTTCATAACCAGACCTTTCAATAATTTTAGTTTTAATTTCTAATTGTTTCTTTTCTTTTTGTATTCTTCTAAGAAATGCATAATGTATAATCTGTGTAAAGTAAGCAAATGGATTCTTAGATTTTTCTGGATTAAAATTATTAATATATTGAACACAGTTTTCTATACCATCACACACCATGTCATCTTTAAACATGTAGTTTACAAAATTAGGTTTAAATGATAAATGAGTTGCAATCTTGAGAAAACATTCTCCAAGATAATTTGTAATACGAGGTTTTGCTTCACCTCTTTCTGCAGCCAAGGCGACCTTCTCTTTGTATTCAACGATAGCGGCGAGGAACTCTTTGTTGTTTACATAATGTTCCGATCTTTTTCTTGCCATGAAATGTTTTGATAGTGTTCATTCATAACATTATTATACACTATAATCAAACGCTTGACAATACCCTAAAAAACATGTACAATAACTCTGTAAGGGTTCAAAGGGACGGATTAGCTATTCTTAAAGATATTCTCTAGGCTCTTGCGAGCATCTTTAACATTAGATATATAACCCATTTCTTTTGTCATCTTTGGATTTGGTTTTTCCATAGGAGGTTCAGTTTCATAATATGCTTTTACAAATCTATTATATGCTTTAATTACATCTTTATCAGAAACCTCACATGTAGTGATAACGTTACTCATCTTCACTATATATGTTTGTTCTCGACCTGTTTTTATCCAAGGTTCGATTTTAATAACACTAATTCCAGGCTTTCTTGTAAAACTAGAGTGTCCAACCATCGCTGGACAATCTAAAACTACAATATCAAGTTCTGGCGAGGGTTCGATTTTTGCAATAACTTCCTCACCTGTATTTAATTTTATAACTGCTAAAAATTTATCTGACATTTTTTTAAAGGTATCGTAAGCATTTCATAATTAAAGTTCTCTTCGTTATAAATCTTAACTCTTTCCATCATATGATTTAAAGTATAGTTTTTTGAGGAACCGTATGTAATATCATCAGCAATATCGAATAGAGTTGCCTTGATTTTGTTGTCTCCCTTTCTTAAAACTCTTCCTATACTTTGTAAATTTCGTATCTTTGATTTGTTTGGTGATGCAAATATAACATTGTGAAGATTTTTAATATTGATTCCTGTTGAGAAAGTCCCATATGATGCGATAATGATTGCATTATCTTCTTTTTCTGTGATTCTACGAACTTCTTCTCTATCTTCAGTATCAACGCCTCCGTGAACAAAGAAACATTTTCTGTTTTCTTCTTTGTTACTATTTATGAGGTCGAATAAAGGAAGACCATGTGATTCAACTCTTGTGTATAATATGAGTGTATTTCCTTTTTGATCGAGAGTCAGATTCTTAATAAAGTTATTTCTCTGTGTATGTGTGATTAAATATTGTATTTCATCTTCATAGTTTTCAAACTTTCTTGCTGGGTGTTTGAGAGTTAAAACTTTGATATTTAATTTTGACAAATATCCTTTCTTCATCAATTCATCTGTGCGAATAATCTTATATGTAGGGCCAAACAATCCTTCTAAAACCCATTTGTGTGTTTGTGTTCCATCAAGTGTACCTGTAAAACCATATCGATACTTACAATCAAGCATCTTTGTCATGATACTGACTAGAGATTTTGATTTAAATAGATGTGCTTCATCACCAATCACTACATCAAAGTTATTAAAATACTTTCGATCCAATTTATAAATTGACTGCCATGTAGTAATTGTAACGCTATCATCACTAATTTTATCTCTTCCAGCATAGACACGATGACAATACTTTTCGACATCCCATCCATAATCCTCAAAGTCTTTATACATCTGTTCAACAAGAGAGGTTGTTGGAACAACAATTAGTATTTTACGACTATGTTCAACATGATATCTCGTGATAGCATATATCATTAATGACTTACCAGATGCAGTTGGTGATAGTAACAATTTACGATTATGTCTGAGTGCATCATGAATACCCATAGTTTGATATGGTCTAGGTTTGTGTTTTGATATACTCTTTACATAATCTGTAACACCCTCTGGAGATATCATCTCATTCTCTTCGAGTGGCAGTCCATAAAATTTACTACCTTCAAACTCATAAGTATATCCTTTACGATTACAAAAAGATATAATTCGATCAACAAGACCAGTGTAAATCTCATTCTTTCTCATATCATAAAGTCTTATTTTTCCATCCCAATACTTATTACGATACTGTGGCATAAACTTGGCGCCAGGAACTTCAAATGTAAAATGATCTGATAATTCATGATACACATATTGTTCCGATTCTATCGTAACAAACACTTCATTTTTCTTTTTGATGATTAGGTGTGTCATATATTATCAATACCTAAATTTTTATCTCCAATGCGATCAAACCGTTGATGGTTCATATAATTTAAAAATGAACCTAATATGTATTTTGCATATCCATTTGTTGACGGATTGCCTTTATGTAGATAACTCCATGTGCAAGGAAATAAAAGAACTGTTCCTTTCTTTGGTTTTACCTGTAAACCAAATTGAGGAAAAACAGTTTCACCTCCATCAAAGTCATCATTTAAATAACAAACTATAGCTAAAAATCTTTTAGTCGCTTCAACATTAGTTACATCGGTATGAAAGTCATGTTGTTGATTATCATTACACAAATATCTTTTAACTCGTAAATGTTCATATCCATGTTTCTGAGGCCATTGAGATGAGTGTAATTTAGTATCTTTTTTATATTGATTGATTGCAGATTGAATTCCATTCATCACAACTTTGAATGGTTCATTAAATTCATGATGCTGCATAATATCAAGTCTTTGACAATCACAAGCACCACATGTCTTAACACCATCTTCGGTGTAACATAAACTTATTTTTTTTAATTGTTCTTCCTTCTCTCTCCATAATCTTTCATAAGTTTCAATCAGATTATCACAAAGAGATGAAGAAAAAACATCACCATATGCCTGTATAAAATTTG